TCTTTTATCTTCATCAATATATTTTATACCATCTGAAAAAGTATAATTAATTTTTACAATGTCACCAAGTTGTAGATGTGGCGTTGCAAATGTATCTATTTCTAAAACTTTTCTTGGTTTTATAGTTTTATCAACAATCCAAGACATTACATCCATTGCGGAATCTTCATTTTGAATATATGGAGAATCTAAAGAAAATGATTTAATTCCATATATGGATCTACTATTTTTTACATCTTGATAAACTTTATCAGCTCTTTCTGGCGATTTAATAACTGTATCTTTAATAAATGGATCAGAGAGGTTTGATATTTGCTTAAAGTAATCATCTACCTTTAATACATTTGAAATATTCTGTGTAAACGTTATTCCAGCAATCATAATCTTATTTGCAGAACTATCCCCAAGGTCAATTGCTTTATCTGTTGAGTTAAAAATTAAAAATTCTGCACCATAGGCGTTAGGCAAAAACCCAGATATTACATATGTTTTCTCAGCATTAAATGGAGGAATAATTCTTGACCTTAATGCAGGATATGCTTGGTCATATTTAATATTAAAATATGCACATTCACGCATAATTGTTCCAAACTCTTCAAAATATATCTTGTAGTCTGATGGCTTTTCTGTTCCAATTGAAGATAGGTATGTTGACTGAACAATACTAGACAAGGCATATTTTCTTAAAGCTTCAGAAAGCGATATGTTGTTGTTAGCAATTGTTGACACAAGACTGCTTGATACTTGATTTTTATTAGCATCTGTTGACGAAATTATAGAAACATTTTGCCTTTGATCAATACTACTTTTTAGTGCATAAATATTTTCAAACATACAGGTTGTAGAGCCTCTTACAAAAAGACATGTTGTAAAACTTGGATTTGACACTATAGACTCTAATGGATTATTGTCTGTCACAGTTGCAATTAAAGAATTATTTAAATAAAGATAAAATCTTACAGAATTACCAATTATTTGATGCTCAATTCCAAGATCATATACAGTTGGTTTATCTTGTGCAGCAAGTCTATCCATTCCTGTAAATGCTCCAGAATCGACTAGTACTGACGCTTCTGCCCCCCACAACTTTACTGGAATTGCAATATTTTCTTTACCTGTATTCGTTACCGTAACACTTGCACTATTAACATATGTGGTCTCCATGGTTCTTGGCAGTACTTTATAAAAAATTATATTATCTAATACCTGTTCTGCATTGATTTTATCGTCTTTAAAAAGATCTAAAAAGTCTTTAGTCAGCGAACATATTTCAAAATAGTATCCAGAATTTGTATTCTTATCTACAAAGTATCCTATTCCACCAGATCCACCAGCTAGTGAAGTTTGACCACTCTTTGTATTTACAGCACCATAATATTCTGTCGCACCTTGTATAGACTGTGTTGAGTCATCAATTCTTTTTCCAACAATTCTCATTCTTGTTCCAACGTGCTTATAGTCATTTGTAAGATCTTTATAAATATAAGAAACAATATCTCTAGGACCAGTATTTTCAAGACCAGATGGTGGTACTGCTGGAATTGGAGAAGGACCTTCAAATAATAAAGCTGAAAGCTGTACAGTTGGCGACTTCGTTTGATTTAACGTACTTCCAATATTTTCTGCCCTAACAACTTTTTTCATAAAGTTTGCTATTTTTCCAGAAACTTTTGTATTAGACAAAGACTTTTCATCAGTACCTAATGGTAGTGTTGGCGATTCTGAAACAATTGGCGGATACTCAATATTTTCTGTAGACTTTGCACTAAATAAATATGAAGAGTCCATTCTAAAAGATCTTCTATTTACAACATCTTCCCAGTAAGAATTAAGACCAGCATGGTGTGTTACAACCTCTGTGCCAAATTGACCTCTACCATGTGATTTAACTTGACCATTTTTATAAACTACACCAATTTCTAAGTCGCTCAAATCTGCAGAAGGTTGCTCTTCGTAAAAAGGCTCTACATAAATTCTAAGATTTCCAGTTGGGAATATCTTTCCATTAAATGGTAGTTTAGATAGATATTTTTGGTACTCATTATTATTTGTAATCCATACATTTCCAACTCCAGATACCGTATATTCTTGTGCATCATATCTAATAATTTCACCATTTGCGTATAAGTATCCTTGGAACCTTGGCAACCAAATTTGAGACTCGCCAATATCAATAATGTTATTCTTAATTGTATTATTTTCTACATATGGAACAGAAGCAGATAGTGTTGAATTTAGTGTAACAGCTCCGAGTTGGTATCCAGTCTTTCCAGTTGGCTGATTGATAGTTCTTAACTCATCTTGATCTCCAGCCTCCCATAAAACTGAAGACTTATAGCCATATGTTCTACTTTCTAAATCTAGTTGGGCTTGTTCTAATCTGCTTACATCTCTTTCAATGTATCTCGTAGTATAGTTAATTTGTCCATCATTAACAATAGCAGTTTCTACGCTTGAGATAGACTCAATGTTTGGCAGTTTTGTACCAGTTTTTTGTCCATACAGCGTTATTAATCTTTCAGATATCGCAACATTGTCATCTCTTACCTTTGAGCTTGGCATTAAATATTCTTTTGGCATTACAACAAAATTGTTATATTCGTCAAAAAACATTGCTGTTTGTGTAGATTGTGCAAGTTTTTGCAATATATCTGCAACAGAAACATCTGGTTCAACAAAGAAAAATGGAATTATTGGATCATTTGCACTATCAATTCCTTTAAATACATAATTGCTAAAACCAATATTATCAAGCAACAACGATACAGCCATTGTTAGAGTACAATTTTGTAAAAATATTTGGGCTGCATCAGAAGTTTCAAGAATGAAAAACGCATCTCTTAAATTTAAACTAATGTCTTCCATTCCGCTTGTTCCAAACATAGAATCTTCCGAGTAAAGAGTTTTCAAAGGAACAAACTTATCATACCCATTAACATCTAGTACTGATTCGTAAAAGTCAAATTTTACATGTGGCTTTAATATTCCTGAAATTATACTGCCAGTCTTTAAATCTTTATTGTATGTATTATATTCTAGGAAAGCTAAGTCATGGTTTGATAACGATATGTTTCCAGTTGAAGCAACAATTCCACCAACTGGCAAGGTATAATCGGTTGCTGATATATTTTTCATAACTTCAAAATTTATTACATAGTCAGTAATGTCTACCTTTAATCTAGGAGACATTTCAATTAAGTCAAATGGCTTTTGTTTTGCAGTCATTGTATCTACTACGACTCTCAAGCCTTTAATAAAAGAAAACTCTCTATATATTGTTTTTCCATTATCTATAAAATATTCAGGATTTACAATTTTTGAAACTAACCCCATTCTCTTTGTATCATCATCTTCAAGTAGAGAAAAACCATAAGATACATCTTTTATATCCCAGTCATTATTTTCTAAGTTCCATACATAAAGATCTCCAGCATCTTCTAGTGATGACCCTAGAACATAAGCCTCTCCATCTCTTGCTACAACTGGAAGTTGTACAGACGAACTAATATAATTAATAAATCTAAAAGAATCTCTATACTCTTCTGGTACTTTTATTCCATAGTAAAGCTCTACATACCCATCCCATTTAACAATATCTGTTCCATCTTTTCTTCTAGAATTTTCGTCAAACGATATTGCATCTACCCAATTATTATCTTCATCAAGGTATTGAACTCTCCATCTCTTTGGAATGCTTGACCTTGTTCTATCTGATAAAGGATCATTAATTATTTCATTTTCTTGTCTTATTGTAGAGTCAACTACTGGACTTCTATCTAAACCAAGAACATCACTATCTGATAAATTAGTTTGCATTTTAATAACAATTCTATTTGCAGATACTTCATTTTTATAAACAATGAAAGGTGCAACATCGTTTATTTGATATCCAATATCTGTAGTAGCAGACTTTGGTAACTGTGAAGATATTCCATACTCTACTCCATCTTCTTTTCTATAAGATGTCCAATATTTAAATTGATCTTGTCTAGAAGAAAAATAATATCTTGGTCTTCTTGCAGACCTAATGCTATCTACATAATTTCCTTCAAAATACAACATTTTATTAATTCCAGAACGTGGTCTAAACGGATTAAAACAGTCCCTTAGCGAGTAATACAACTCTCTTTCTTGCTCTTTTGTTAAAAATATTAATGGCTCTGCTGGATTATCTGTTCTATATTTAGAAATGCTATGAGACTCTAACGCATTTGTATAAAAATTTCCAGAGTCTGTTTCATCATAAGTTGGCATTAAGTTTCTATAAACTACACTAGATGATTCTGGTCTATATCTATAATTACCATAGTCTTTTATATTTAATAAATCATTTTGATTCCATTCTGAAATTACTAAAGATTCAACCTTTACGGTATTATTAGTTTCTAGATGTTCAATTAAATCTTCATCAACAAACATTATACTTCCTCAAGACTTAAAGATACGTTCCAAAGATCGTGGTTTTCCATTCCTCTTTTAATTACATTATACTCAAACGATGAAAAATATACTTCAAGAACTTCTGCGTATTTATTTAAATTAAAATATGGATTGACAGTAAATTCTAGTGGCTTATCATATGATAAAAATGCATAAAATGATCCAGGGTTGTTTTCATACCAGTCTAGCAACTCAGAGCCACCAGCACCACCGTCTACTGTATACTCATTTAAATCTAATACATATTGACCACTTGAAGAAAATGATTGTCCTTGACTAAATGATCTAGATGGTAGGTTATTCCAGGATACAGACATTCCTAATTTATCAGCAAGGTGGTAGGACCTCATATGTGCATTAGCCATTCTTTTTCTATTTTCAATTCGATTTGTTGAAAATGAAATTTCTGATCTATTATGGTCTGAAAGAATTATAAAGTCTTCGCCTTCAGTTCCAGATATTTGTGGAACACCATTTAAAATTCCTTCTGAATTATTGGAAAAGATAATAGCCTGTGGTCTTGTATATTTCTTTCTACCACTAAAGTATGCGTCACTAAGAACCATATCTTCTACTCCTAATTGTTCCACTGTTTGATGCTGAAAGCTTATTCATTACCACATTTGCTATTTCATCTGCAGATGTACTTGTTCCAGCAACATTGACATTTATTGTATATGTATCATTATACACTGTTGAGGAAACTGATGTTCCTGTAGAAACAGTACCAAAGTCACTTGATGGAACAGAGTATCTAGGGGCATTTAATGTTGGATATATATCATTATTTAAAGATTCAAGAAGTGGCATATTTTGTTGTGCAACTGACTTTCTTACAACAAATTCTCCAGGAGTCAGTAGTGATCTAACTCTATCAGTATTTCCAGATCCTCCAACTGCTCCTCCAGAAGCGTACTTCTTTACCTGTCCGCCATACATAAACTTCATATCGAATCCATATGCGTCTGCTAGTGACTGTGCTTCTGAAATTAATGATGCTAATTCTGACTTTTCAGACTTTGAAAGCTTACTCTTATTTTTCTTAAGGTAACTAATGGCTTTCTTTTCTTCTAGAAGATACATTTTTGCTTGTACCCTTTCTAGCTTTTCTGCATTTGCAAGTCTTTCTGTTTCAATTTTGTAAAGAGCATCTTGATTAGCTCTCATCTTTAATTCACGAGATTCAATTCTTTTTTCAATTTCTTCCCTTGTTAAAAGTTGACCATTAATTTCAATAGAAATATTCTTAAGGGCATTTTGATGTGCTTCTTCAAGTCCTGCTCTTGTATCAGCAATTGCATTTGCAGTATTTTGTGCTTGAATTTCATTCATTGCAGCAGCTGCAGCACCAATATTTCCAGATGCTAGAGCTTGAGCAAGATTAATTCTTGAATCTTCTTGCTGCTTAATTCTATCATTTGCCTGTTCAATTTTATCAAGGGCTTCCAATCTAGCATCGTATGCTTTATTAACAGCATCTTCTTTCTTTGAAATTTCTTCAATTCCTCTACGATCTAGTTCATTTTGACGCTCTAATTGTCTATTTACCTTTTCATACTTTGATGCTTCTAAATCTAATCTCTTTGAAACAAGATCAAATCTATCCATAAGATTTTTCTTCATTTCTGCCAATTTGTTCTTTCCAGAACCTCCGCCACCACCAGATGATCCATCTAATGCATTAAGATCAACATTCTGTGCTTTGTTTCCAGAACCAGCAATATTTTTAATTTGAGTTCCTAGTGTTGCGTCTAATTGTCTAAGGTCTCTTGCAACTTCACCTGGATCAGTCACTCTATCTTTTACAATTGATGCACGATATGTTGTATACATATCAATATGCTTCATAATCAATGATTTTTCAATATCATCTAGATTTGCAAATGTATTATAGTTAACTCCAAATTGCTTGAATGTTGCAGTAAATTTATCATTGGCAATAAAATCTTTAACAATATCTGGATTATCTTCTATTTCTTTTGCTTTATCAATAATATCTTGCATTTGTTCTGGGGCATTAGAACTATTAAAGTTAAACTTTGATTCAATATCTGGTATTGTTCTCATCAGTTGTAAATTTTCTGTTGCAGCATTTAATTCTTCTGGGGTTAAATCTCCAGACCATGTTGCAACAATTGATACATCTGCAATTGAAAGCTCTCCAGAAAGTAGTTTGCCAAATGAGGAGCCTCCAATCTTATTCAATCCTTCCATAGTTTTCTTAACAAATTCATCAGTTGAACCTGGAAGCTCTTCAAGCATTGTCTTTACATTTTTTGATTGTGCTTGGATAACATCATAAGCAGCTTGTTGTTGTTCTGTTCTACTTGTCATTCCAACCATTCTGCCAGTATTTCCACCACCAGCTGCTGTACCTGTTATCTTAGTTCCCTTAGAGGCTTCTACTAAATCATTGTAGCTTTGGAATCCAAGGGACTTTGCTATTGCGTCTTGGCTACCTGCTCCAGCAGTAGTTATTTCTCCTCTCTTTTTGCTAAACTCTTCAAGGCTTATTGATCCTTGCTGATATGCCAGATTTAAAAGCTCTAACGCATTTGCTTCATTTTTATATCCAGTTGCCAATTCTGTAGATACTTGATTGATCTCATAACTTTTCTTAAAATCTTCTGCCCCACCAGTAAATAATTTTACAAACTTTTGACCAACATTTAGTTTTTCATAGGCTGCCTGTGCATCTGATGCCAATTTAGTGGCATTAATTTTAGGGCTAATTTCTGTAGTAATTGTAGATAGATTTTTAAGAATATCCTTTCCATCTGGACCTAATAATTGATTTAATTCTCCAGCTACAGATACAGCAATATTTTGATCTCCAATTGCTTTTCCAACTTCTACTGCTATTGCATTTGCCTCTTCTACTCCAATAGCACCAGAAATTATTCCTGCAGAAAGCTGATTTCTTAATGCTTCAATTGGGTTTCCGCCACCAGATCTTACGATTCCAATATCCTTTATTAACTGCTTTCCAGCATCTGATTGAATAAAACCTGTACCAGCTTGTTGTGCTTCTTGAGAAATTGGTGTACCAGAAGCCTTTTCTACTGCTGCAATTCTTGCTTGTTGAGCAAATGTTTGATTTCCAAAAAATTCAGCCATATTTTCTGCTGATTTTGCTGTTCCATACATTGCCTTAGTAAAGTCGCTACCAGCATCTTGTGCCTTATTAACTTGTTGATTTAATTTGTATGCTGCAAATCCTAGAGCAACAAATGCTCCAGTTGTTCCAAGCATTGCTGGACCAAACTTTGTAAGCATCTGTGTTCCAATCTTTTTAGCAGGACCAATTAAATATGGACCAATCATACTTGCTGCCATCATTAATGGATCTCCAGACATCATTCCAGCTGTTGTAATACCTGCTTGTGCAACATTTTGTACCTTTTTATTTTTTAATGCTGCACCAGCCTTTGCAACAATTCCGCCAATTCCATAGGCTTGTACGTCTCCATTATTAATTGCTTGAAGAACGCCTTTATTTTTTCTAGCTGCATCTTTATTAATAACAAACTCTCCAGGAGTAAGCATTGCTGGAACAGTATCTTTGTTTCCAGAACCTGCTACAGTTCCTCCTGAATTATATCCAAATCTTGGGAATATTTCTAATATTGCTTCTTTTTCTGCTTGTGCAACAAGTCTTGCAAAACCGTCTTCGCCAACCATAGTATCAGCACCACTCATTGCCTTATTTACCTTAGAGGCAGCTCTTCTTGAAACTGCTCTAACAAGTTGGGTTGGCAACTTTGAGCCATCTGGCATTGTAAGTTGTCCTAGATGAGAAGATGTTGTTAGCAGGTCTCTTCCAGATATTGGAGACCAGTTAGCTCTAGATCCAGTACCTCTCTCTAGTGCCTTATTAAAATCTTCTAAAATTACTACTAAGTTATTTGGAAGAATGTCAATTTCTCTTTGACCCATTTTTTCTAGTTTTGCTAGTTCTGCTTCACCATACAAGCCTTGTTGTGAAAGTTGTGATGCAGAAGACCTTGGTGAAGATCCTCTCTTTCCTCTAAGACCAAGTTGTCTTAAATTAAATCCACTTCCATAAAGATGTCCAGCTATAAAACCAGAGTTAGACGCTGTTCTTGATATAAGTTCCTCTCTTGCGTCCTTGCCCCAAACTCTTTCATACTCTCTTAATCCAGGACCAGTTAGAGATCCTCTTACACCAGAATATGGGGTGGTTACACCTGATTCTGCAATTCTTCTTGTGCTTCGTCTGTCTCTTACTCTAATTCCTCCAGAACGGCTTTGTTGCCCTCTTAGAGATCTTAGTGCAAAAATTGCTAGTTGACTTACTCCACCTCTTGCTCTTGAACTTGAAGGTGTTTGCGAACTTCTTGTACTTTCTCCAAATCCAAACAGTGACAGAGCCTGTCCCATCTTTGAGAAGTTTACATCTCTAACTCCACCATTAAAACCTGGAAGTTTTCCACTATTCATAGCATCAATTAGTGGACCATATTTTTGAGTTGCCTGTTTTGTTATTACAGATTCTCCAGGGGTTAGCATTGCAGGAACTGTATCTGTATTTCCAACTCCTGGAACTAGTCCTCCCTTATTCCTTTTAATTCCTTTTCCTTTGCCTTTTCCAGCACCCTTTGCAATATTTGCCGATGCTCCAGGTGTAGTAAATGATGCAAATCCTGATGCTGCTGTCTGTGCTGCAATTAACTTTTCATATACAACAGTTAATGCGTTAACTGCTCCTGTTGCTGCTGATGCTGCTGTTGCCTGTTCAAGGAAAGCTAAGTTTACTGCTTGAGATGCTCCAGCAAGTTGTTGTGCTGCATTTGCTGCATCAAGTTCTGCTAGACTAAAATATTTAGAAGATTGTGTCAATGCCTTAATTGCACCAATTGGTCCACCTGTAATAAACCCTTTTGAAAATGCTCCAAATCCTTGAATAATTTTTGCAAGTGTACCAGTTAAGTTTAGTAATAGACCAAGTAGCATGGTTCCAGCAGGAATTACTACGCCAGTAATTACAGTTGCAATAGCAATAAATTGTTTCTTTCCATCTGAAAGCTGATTAAAGTTTTCTAATATTCTTGTAACAAAATTAACAATTGGAATTGCAGTCTTGACAAATATTTCACCAATAGGTGCTATTGCTAATTTAAATCTTTCAACTGCTGCTGTTAATTGAACACCAAAAGATTCTTCAATTGTTTTTAACTCTTTGTCTGCAGTCTTACCAAGTTGTTCTGTTGAATAACCCATCGTTGCAATTACTTGTTGAGCCTGAGATCCCTGTCTTGAAATATTGTCAAACAGTGCTCCAAGTTTTGCATATTGGAACTTGCCAAAAACTTGCTCCAAAGATTGCTGTCTTTGGAATTGATCAAGATTTTGTAGAGCCTGTGAGAATGCCATAACGGTTCCCATAAGGTCTCCTCGATTAGCTTGAATTATTGAGTCAAGATTTATTCCAAATCCACCGAGCATTTCTTTTGCTGCTTTTGTTGGATTAATTAATGATGCAAGACCAGACTTTAAAGCGTTAGCACCTTCTGCTGCATCTACGCCACCTTCTTGCATAGCAGCAAGAAATACTGTCAAGTCTTTTACGTCTCCACCAAGACCTTGAATTACTGGTGCAACACGAGGAATTGCAGCAGCAATGTCTTGCAACGAAACAACTGTTTGGTTTTCAACCATATTTAAGAAGTTAATAGTGTCTGCAAGATCTTTTCCAGATAATCTAAAAGCAGACTGCAAAGATATAGTTGTTTCAAGTGCTGCATTTTGATCCATTTGACCAAGCGTTGCCAGTCTTGTTGCTTGTGCAACAGCGTCTGTTAAGTCAGCATTTTTTCTACCTGCTGCAGCAGCTTGGGCAGCAAGACCAATTGTATCTTTTACAGCAATACCATATTTTGTATATTCTTTTCCAAGATCTGTTACTGCCTGTAAGTTCTTTTCTACTTCTGCTGGAGTTGTAAAAATATCTCCATAGACCTTTTTAAAAGAAACTGCTTGTCTTTCTAATTCCATAAATGTTTTACCAGCAGTATTACCAAAAATAGTTAACGGAACTGTAAAACCAACCATAAGCTGACGACCAGCCCATTGAACATTTTTACCAAAATTAATGAGCTGTGTCGTACCTTGCTTAAACATGGACGATAATATTTCTGCTCTTTGAGAAGCAATTGCAGTTTCTGAAGAAAACGCAGCAAGTGGTCTAATTGCAAGTGCATCTTGCATTCCTTTTGAAGCCCCAGCAGTTGCAATAAATTGGGTTTGCATTGCCTTTGCACGTTCAGCAGCGAGACCCATTACTTCTGCTGCTACAGCACTATCTTTATTAAATTTTGCACTAAAGAACTGACCAAGACTTACTTTGCCCTTGCTTAGATTTTTATCAAGAGTTGCTGCAGCCGTTGAAAGCTTAATTGTTTCAGCAGTAAAAAGACCAGTCTTGTCAACTGCCAACTTAAGTTGATTTGCATAATCTTGAGCAAATATGGCTTGATTCTTGTTTTGCTTTGATAAAGCCACGTTAAAGGCATTTATCTGCTGTTGAAGTTGCTTGAGGGCTGCTGATGCGTCACCAGTATTAATCTCAATATTAATAATGCCGTTTGCTACTTCAGCCACTATTTAACCACCTCATATTCTAATCCCATTCCAATACCAAAACCAGCTTTTTGAGCTGCTGCACCTTGCAGTGCAACGATATCGTTTGGGTTAGATGTCGCCCCTCCACTAAAGGCTCTAGCCTTTATCTCCTCCCACTTATTTTTAGTAGGACTTGACTCGTCAAGATTGACACCTTGTAGGGACGCTAAGAATTTCTTATCTTCATAATCTTTAGCACTCTTTTCTTCAAGTAGTGCTAAGAGTTCTGGCATTGATAAGTTATCCTCCAGTTCTTCGTAATTCTTCCAGATTCCTAAAAGAAATACTTTTGTTTCAATATCGGCTAACTCTAGTTCGTCCCAGCTAGAGCCGCCGCTAGTGCGTTTGGGTCATTCAACTTGATCCCTGCAGCAACTTCAATTACCTTATAAATTGTTGGTAAATCAATTACTTCTTCTAGTTTTTCTTTTTCTGCTAATTCATTATTATATTGTTTCATTGCAATTGCAGCACAGCTAAGCAATAAGTCCATAGACTTGATGTTATCTGATGCAATTTTTTCGTCAGAGATCTTTTGAAATTCCTTCATAAACTCTCTAAGTCTTGTAATGCTAAGTGGCTTCATTGAAATTGAAGTGCCATCTAGCAACTCTACTTCAACAACTTCATATACGGTAGTTGCCATTAATTCCTCCTATAGAATATAACATAATTATATCACAAAAGCCTGTATAAAAAGACAATGCCCACCCCTTTCAGAGTGGGCAAAGCCTATTATTAAGTTATAATATTAACCCTTTACACGGTCAATAATCTTTCCATACACACCATTGGATGCTGGAAGCATACGGAACGAAACTTCGTACATAGAAGGCTCGTTACGCTTTGCAGACACTGTTACGTTGTCAATAGAAAGTGCTCTATTAGCAATGTATACACGTTCTGTCTGAAGAGCACCAGTAGCAGAAGGATCACCAGAACCTGGACCAACAGCAATAATAGCACGTTCCAAAGGAACTTCGCCAAGATCACCTGCAGTCATAAGCAATGTTTCACCAACGGTTGCACTAGAAGCTGAACCGCTAAGATTGTCCGACTTTGTAGCAATAGCAACAACAAGGTTTTCAAGTGTGGCTTCAGCAAAAGCTGTAACCATGTTTACCTGCATACCTTGCTTGTAAAGCTTTGCAACGTCAAGAAGCTGGTCAACCTGCACTTCACCGAAGTCTGGCTGGAATTGTACTTCAAGACCATTCATTGTGTAGCCAACGTTTCTCCAGTATGCAGCAGCATCAACTGTATCAGCATATAGAGTACCAGACACTAGATCTGGAGCACCTACTGAACCTGCACCACCTGTTGTATTAAACAAGTAGTCTGAATCTTCTTCGCTCCATTCTAGAGCATAATCAGCCACGAATAGCTGAGCAGCACCAATGATAATTTGATTTGAATTTCCACGAGTAGCCATAGATTTTTACACCTCTCTCTTGGTCATAAACTTATGGATGGCGTTTCCTAAGACAATTATACCCTGTTTTTTTATGATTCATTGTATTGTTTAGAATGATAGTCATATTTAACAATTAGGTCTCTAGTTGGGTTATATTCCATGAAGTTTTCTACATCTTGCTGGGACTCTGTATAGCCAGACTGGTATACGTTTATACAGTGAAAATAGTACCTATTTAAAGGATTATAGTTTGGACTATTATAATTATCAAGAGTGGATGTAAACTGATTAATATCTTGTGCTGCTGCATCTTCTCTATCTAGGATATTCTGAATAGAGCTTGTTAAATCTATTGTTGCTGAATATCTATCTTGTTCCCTTTTATTAATGTCATATACCAGACCGCCATGGATTGTGTATCTCATCTGATCTGTTCTAATTGGATAAAATGATTTATATCCAGATCTTATTCTTGAGAACTTGTCAAATATGATATATGGTAAATCATTCTCTGTAACAATTGATGGAAGATTATTTGCTGGAGCAGGGAAGAATGGAATGATTGACTGTCCTCCAGACACCTGTGCATAAGAGTTATATATTTCTGGATTAGTTACTTTTAACTGCTCCCAAACATAAAGATTTACAATGTTTTCTGGTCTATAAGTTACCATTATCTTCCTCCTGGGGAATTCATAATCCATGACATAGCAGCAAGTCTGCCTTTAGAAGCTGCTGAGCCTTTTGCTGCTGAAGAAAAATACTTTTCATACTGATTATGATCTGAAAAATATTTATAAAACTTAATAGAATTTAGGTAAAAGTCAATGAAGTATTGTCCGTAGAACTCATTAAATGCTTGAACGAAAGAGCCTCTAGTTGCTGCTCCTCCAGGATTCATTATTGTTATTGGACCAACTCTAAAAAATTCTTCTCCATCAATTTCAAAGAACAATGCCTTTGCATCAACTTCTTTAATTGTTACTGGAATTCCTTCCTCCATAACTGTTGCCTTATCGTAGAATGGCTCACTTGCATTATCTGCTGGTATTTCTGACTCTAAGAATTGTGCATCAATTACTGCAGAGGTTCCATTTACTGACAATGTTAGTTCAAATAATCTTGCCTGTGGATCACCAACTTGACCCCATTCATAAACATGGTGCAACATCCCTGGATGTGACCTTGCAAGGCTGTCAAGGTACTCATAGAACACGTCAATTGATAGTGAGCCAACTTTCTCATTGAGAAGTTTTTTATTTCTATTTAATTCAGCAAGATAGGCAGAAGAGTAGTCAATAGTATTCTTTAGCGTACTCATTAAATCATCTGCCTTAATTCTTGTTCTAATCATTATGAATTCTCCCAATTTTGGGCTGCAGATCTAGTTGCATAAATTCTGTACATTCCAATTTTATGGAACATGTCAAAGCTTGGAACTACTGTCTTTATTTCATACTTTGTTTTAGTTGTTCCTGCACTTGTTTTTAAATTTTGAGTATTTATCCAAGTAGGATCGCCATTTGAATCTTTAATATTTGTAATTGCAATTGCAGTCAGTGGGTAGTACTTTCCATTTGAATGTTTTCTAATATCTTCATTTGTTCTAATATTAACAGATGAATCATATTCAATAAGTCTATCCTTTACAGACAGTTCTCCACCAATTGTTTTATCGGACATTACTGTTATTGCTGAGCAATCTATTGTTCTATCAAAAATCCATTTACGAGACATATTTCCATAGTCATTTTGAGATTCTTCAGCATAATAAATATCTGCTGTCATTGGGTATAGTATGCTATCAAGCTTTGAATTGAATAACATTATAATACCCCGATTTTTATCTCATTCTTATACTTTGTAAGAATTCTATCTACAGAAAGATTTCCTGTTCCCGAAATATAATTTTTTGAAAACTTAATCTTAAAGTCTTGATTGTCAAATGACTCAATGTAGCTATTGGTGTATTTCAATGTATCACCAGCAAGATCTACAGCCAACATTTGAACAGCCTCTTGAATATCTTGTGGAATTACTTTGTATCCAAATTCTGCTTCAACAATATAGTCATATCCATCAGCAAATGCTCTTCCAAGATATCTATCTCTCCACACTCTTGGGTACTCTGTATTATTCTGTGGAACTTCATCTTGTAGTGGAACAATAGATGTTCTATCCTTAGAAATTTCAAAAATGTAATCATTTGTTGCAGAGTCTACATCATAGACCAATTCTTTATTTTCGTATACCTTATATAGTTTATGAATCTTTTCATCCATAACTAGGTAGTCTGATCCATTTCCAATGAATTCCTTTTGCTTTTTAGCAAACTTAAATGGTCTAGGAATTTCAGAATCTATTGTGTATCTAGCAAGTCTTTCTAATTCTTTCGCTTGTGCATAAGTTTTATTTAAATCTGTAGCTAATTGTGTAATATCACAATATGGTCTTACAACATCAATATTTGTCGTTGCAACAATTTCGTCAGAATCATCATATACAGAAGCTTCTAGGTCAGCATCATAATTTGCAAACTTTGCATTCAATGTAAAAGTAGCAACATTGTCAATTGCTACTGCAGAAGCCGAAAACTCTTCTCCTGTGAATAAATCTGAATAATTAAGGGTATATTCCGCACTGGACGTTAGTCCTGAAAAAGATACCGTAGGTATAGAACCGTTTACTCTTAAAGATTCCATTACTTAACGCCGTAAACTACGGCTACCTCCTCTGGAGATGCAATTCTAATTTTTGGAAATTTGCTAATCCAAATGTCTGCATCTTTCTTCTCTAATATGTTGTAGCCATTTTCTAATCTTCCAAGTTCTTTATCAAATAAACTTGCATTTTCAACAAAGACTGCAACTAATTCTTTTTTAGACATAATTCCTCTAGTCAATTATATCACTTATAAAAAGTAGAGGGGAGACAAATTAATGCCTCCCCTCAAGATTTGCTAAAATAGCAATTACTGTTGCATGAATGCTACAGCATCAGTTTCTTCGATCTGTACACCAAAGCGTAGGAATACTGTGTATTCTACAGTGTCCTTCTTTGGCTTGAACTCACGATGAACCGTTACGTCTCTCTGGAAGCCCCAGATACGGTTTTCTGGGAATGTAAGTGATACATAACCAGATGGCATCAAAGGAACTTCAACCAATGGAAGACCAAGAACACGGTATTGAATTGGAGCACCAATTGTTTGTGGTGCAGCACCGTCAATAACACGCTCTACGATTCTTTCTGAATTCAGGTTGCCAGTTGATCCAAGACCGTTGATGATTGAAGCAACGGTTTCTGTGTCTGCGTAGAACTTCATAGCAGCACGAGAAGCACGATACTTACGAGGCATTGCAAGAACAAGTCCCTGCAGATCTTCGATTGTTGTACCGTATGTTGCACTGTGACCATCAGCTTCCTTAGCAACGAAGCCCTCAAGAATATTGAGGAATGCGTTGGTTCCAGCTCCTGTACCGTTGATAGCGAGATCTTCAAGATCGTTTGCAAATGCACGAGTCATTGTGCGAACTAAGTGATCTTCAAGAGCACCACCTTCGATATTGTCTTCAAGGGCTTCAGTTGATACTTCCCAGTCAAGACGAATCTTTTTGGTTGTAACTTCTACCTTTGTGAAAGCAACGTCAGCGTTTGTGTAAGTTGCATCTGCTTGTGCAGCAGCACGAATAACACGTTCTCCAACGTTCATCTTTTCTAGTTCTGCAGTGTTAGCTCTCATTGTAACTCTACGCCCATCACGAGCTAGTACCTGCTGTTCAAAGATATACTCAATGAACTGGCGTGACTGTTCAGGCTGCAAGATACCGCCGTCAGACACTAGATCACCAACAGGGTTGGTGTTATCAAGGATTCCAGCTGCAGGTGTTGATACATCTCCAATGCCACCAGACACGATGGAACCAGCAGCAGCAGCCTTTTCTAGAATTTCATTATTTTCTGTCATTTTTATTTCACCTCCTGTTTTCCTTAGTGATATAGGTCAGCGGAATTGAGGAAACGTCCACCCCACATCGACCCTTTTCTTATTGTTTTTTCCTGAACGACACCGCCAAGGTCGCCAGACTTGCGGACAGCGGTTTCGTCTTCTAGACCATCTACACGCTTTCCAAACTCGTCAAGATTACCCTTTACTTCAGCAATTTCCTCTGTTGCTGATGTTACACCCTTTTTAAGGTCTGCAATCTCGTCATTTAGTGATTTAATTGTTGAAACTAGTTCACTCACTGCCTCTGTTACTGAAACCTTGATTTCGTCAACAGCCTTTGAAAGCTCAGAATCGGTTGATTCAATAGCAACAGACTTTTCAACTTCGACTTCATCAGAAGCTTCTTCAGCAGGAGCTTCTTCAGGATCTGCAGACTTCTCTACTGTTTCTTCAACAGCGTCAACTGCGTCAACTGACTTTTCTACGGTTTCTTCGGCAGGAGCTTCAACTTCTGCTACTTCTTCAACTGGTGCTTCTGTAGCAGGAGCTTCTTCAACAACGTCAGTTGTATTTTCTTCTGACATGTTATTCTCCTCCTGTATATTGTTTTCTACAATTGACTCATTGTTGTCAATCGCTGTATTTTCAGATTCTTCATCTGAATTCTTTTGAACGTGATTAGATTCGGACTCATCTAGTCCGATAAACTTTGTTAATAGGCTCTTAATTGTCATTGCCTTCTCTGTATCCTTTGTCTCAACAAATCCAATATTGTTCATATCAGAATTACAAGCTGGACATCCTGCATCTTCTCCAGAAGCTAATCTAATGATATCATCTGTTTCACACCAATATACATTTTCAACATCTGTCTTAGTAATTATACCACTGATTTCATTATTTCCATTTACCTTTTGAATCGAAACAATACTAGCAAATTGGTTTGCAGGATTATCTACAAGTGATAGTTCATGTAATTCATATTCTTTCACTAAACGGATATTCTTATCCATTTGAGAATCGTACATGTCTTCAGAATCTTTAATTACTCCTCCGATTGAAAAACCCGAAAGAGTACCGTCAAGTACTTTTTCCCAAGTATCTTGAGCACCCTTGGAAACATAAGCATCAACGTAAACACCGTTATAAAACTTTTCAGACTCTTTATCAAAGAACTTTTCCTGCCTAAAATTAACCATCTTGCCAACTGCAACTGGCTGATGCATTTCTCTAATGTTACCTTTAAACTTTTCAAAAGCCTTAACACTTACTTCGCTAGGAACAATGTCTGACTGTTTATCCACATTGTCAAGCGTTGCGAAACCAGAAACGATTCTACGTTCCTTATCAACTTTGGCGATTGGCATAGATAGCTTGACATTGTTGTCATTATCTGATACCCAATAAGCCTTACTTAAAGGTGTCATCTTATTCCTATTATATATTATATTTTATACAATTTTATCATATTGTTACAATATATATTTTTATTGTTGTACTCTTCCTTCTCCACCAGGATTTCTTCCTGTTGCTGTAGAAGTTGAGTCTGTTGCATTATTTGTTCTTTCTTGATCTCTTTGCCTTGTACCTGCCATTTGAGCATTTTGTTCTGCACGTTGTTGAGGGGTCATTACTGAAGGATTATTGCCTTCAGGAATTATTGGTAGTCCAAGTCTTGGTCTGATATCATTAGGAACAACAACCTGTGCTCTTAAATATCTTTCATCAATTTGGCTTTGAGTATTTTCATCTGTAAGCGTTAGTTCATTAAACTTAAATACAAGAATATCTGTTTTTTCTTTAATAATCTTATTAATTGTTTTTTCAAGATTTCTTTGTGCTGGTCTTGCAACCTGTTCTTTAAATGTACGATCAGATGCTAATGCAGCAGCAATAGACATGCCATCAGAAGAGCCAACCTTTGAAATTGGAACTTGATGAGCCATAAGCATATCGCTAACATTTGATTTATGATACTTGTCAAAAGAACCTTCTTGAACTCCATTTTCAATTGGCTCCATATTGAACTCAATCTTATTATCTGGTGTATCGCCAGGAAGTGGGATATAAAGTGTTCTATGACTTTGACCACGAAGACCTGACTGAAGGAATCTAAACAACTTGTCTTCAGCATCACTAGATAGTTTTGCACCCTTTAAAGTAACAATATATCTTGGAACAGCTTTATTTTCAAAATAATCAATATTATACTTTGCAGCAAGTTGATCTCCAACCATAGAGGTTGCTGCTGAAACAATATCTGGAACTCCATAATATGTATTTTTTGGAGTGTACTTCTTGATATGAATAATTTCGTTTGGACGTGTATCTGTTGTTACTGGATTTGGTGTCTTGTCATCTTGAAAATTTCTAAAGTAAACTACTTTTTGATTTACAATTTGAATATATCCATCACGCATTCTTCTTACACGGATAGTTGTAGCAGGAATATGACCAATATACCCAATTTCTCCATTTATTTTTCTGCCAACTTCTATGTATCCATTTCCAGTTGCTTCGTAATCAGTAAAGGCTTTTTCAACTACATGTGTGAATGTATCTTCATCATTTAATTCTTCAAGCCATTCAGCAAGTGTTGCTTTAGCTCTTTCAACTTTTCTCATTGCTCTAATACGTTGAGAATCATCTTCAATTTCTTCAATTCTTCCCTTAACGTCTTCAGACATGTTGAAGTGATATCCAAGACCAACTGTATTTGCTACTTTTGCATTAATTGCTGAGTGATTTGGAAAAGACGTATCGTAAAAGTTTGCCAATTCATCAAGGTTGTATGGTGGAACAACAACGTCAAAAAGACCATAGGCTGTTGTTACATCTTGTTCTGGAAAAAGCTGTTTTGACTTTGCATCATCTTGACCCATATAAGCCTTGTTCATTCTAGAAATTCTTCTCTTGAAATTAGGGTCTATTCCACCAAAGGACTTAACCATGTCAAGTTCTGCAGTGAATGCATCAAACTTTTCAACCACCTGCTTATTCTTGTCTGGATTATCAATTCTAGCAATTGCCGTATTAGTCGTCTCCATGTGCTGCTAACCCCTTTGCTGCATCAGCCCAAGCACCTGTATCAAATTCAGATGCGATATATCCTTGTTTCATTCTATCTACTTGAACAGAATGCTCTTCATCACTAATTCTTGTGACCCCTGCCATAAACACTGCTGTTCCTGGACCTGCACCATAGTATGCTGCTGCTTCCGTAATTCTTTTAATTGCATCTAGATCATACTTTCTAGCAGGAATATTCATAAAGTTTCCTTCTCCATCGCCAAAAATACCACCAGATTCTTTTCTCCACACATATAAGCCATACTCTGCGTCTGGCTCTATTACTTTTACTCTTGGCTTATTTGGCAGTTTTGATATATAATTCTCTAATTCCATGAACCTATTGTACCATATTAAATAGGAGTCTGCTCAAAATTGGTCCATGTTACGCCATTTAACACTCTATAACTGTCAAAATTGACATTTAACTGTGTATCATCGACAACAATGGTGGAGGATATTCCAGAATATGAATTAAAAATTAAAGATATATCAAATGACTTTTGTTCTTGTCCAAGTAGTTCTTCATTTAAAACTTGAAGCCAAAGGGTTGACCCAGATGCCCACGCATCCCATTCATAAGGTATTCCAGTTATAAGACCATCTTCATCTACTGCTGAATAAATATTCAACCATTCATTGGCAGAAAGGAACTGTGATGAGATTGTGTTCATTTGCTTAAATGTTCCTACGTTGTTTACACAAAGTCCTTGATAAATTTCTAACTGACCTAAGTTTCCTCCAAGATTTATATTCTCTTGTTCAAACGATATACCAATATGATGCCAATATTCTGGTTTAATAATCAATTCTGAAACTAGCTTTCCATCAATAAAGTATTTAAAGCCAGTCTTTTCATATCTTGTATTTGAATCAAATACCTTTATAAAAGCTCTTTTTCCATTAGACTCTGGAACTAGAGTTATGTCATATGAATATGCTGGAGTTATAATTCTTCCAATTATTCTTCTTTCAAAGAATTCATCATCTCCGTTATAAAGCATAAACATCTGAATTCCAGTAAAAATAAAATCTTCTTTTAGCTCTGGATTTAATGGAAGAGATATTCCCTTTACTAACGATCCATCAGAATCTGGGATATTTGTAAATCCTGAATCTTTTGTCAAATATAGATATGGAGCAGACTCATTATTAATTAAGGTTGGGACATTTCTTTCATATACATACTGATCTTCAACTTTTGCAATAGGATATACCTTTGCTGATGTTGGAGTTGTTATTGCATAAAAGCTTTCATTGTCAAATGCTGAAGATGCCAAAGACATTCTTTTTATATTTATATTCTCTGTATTTATACCTTTAGACTTTAACAAAATATGTACAGTTATAAAGTAGTCATTAAAGTCATATACTCCCTTTGGTGGAAAAATTACTGTTCCATCAAAAACCTTGTACTTTGTGTTAGACATTGTTGACAATGCATCATTTAAGTTAATTATTCTTTCTGACTCTACAATTTCTGTATTTACATAATCTGTAAAAGGAGTTTTTCCAACATTTGTTTTTGTGTGCAACGTTATGTAGCAACTTGCAGATGTATTTCTTCCATAGTCTAAGGCATCATCGGTGTTTGCTGTATAAAGTGTTGATGGAATATCTACATTAAACTGTATTAAATCTAAGTCATAATAATCATCTCCATTCTCATCCTTCATTTTTCTACTAAAGAATGAAAGTGGAATAGAGTCTTCCCAATATCCAGAAGTAGCTATGTCTAAGTAAACAGTTCTATTGCTTATTTTTGGCAACAAGGTATATGCACCAATATAGTCAAGCATGTCTACTTCAGTTAGCGTCTTATTTATAACCCCATTTGAATTAAAAGAATTTGACAAATCTTTGTTTAACAAGAATCTATCGTTTAAAGTTACAGAAAACATTTTTCCAGAAAATCTTGACGAGTTATCCCCAAGTATGCTTAGTGAAACGTTTGCTGGTGATTTAAAGAAGTTGCCAATTGTTGAACTGTATTTTTCAGAAAATATATCTATATCTATTCCTGCACAAAACTGCTCATTTGCAGATATTGTTTTTGACTCTAATATAGAGTCGTTATATATATACTGAAGACTACCAGAAGAGATAGAGATGTCTAATACATCTCCAGTTAAATTATTACTAAAATATAATATTGACTGATTTGATGCAACAGATGCAGATGTTTCAAATACACCATGAATACTTTTAACTGTAGAAGAAATCTGATTTAAATCTGACAAGTATAGCGAAGCATAAGAACTATTTTGGTCTTCTGTAACATAAAGCTTATAAAAAGGAGGATAGTTTTGCAAATCTTGCACAGTATATAAATCTTCTTCAAGGGTGCTAAATATTATATCTTGATCTGTTTGAGTAACTGTTGTATCAAAAGTGTATTTTAATCTTGGAAGATCATATTTTGGAGTTGTTATTCCATAAGATGATACATCTAAATTATTGTGATATCCGCCATTCCATTGATTTCTATCTGGATAACTGACAGTAGAATTATAACCAGCAAAAGGGAAGTCAAGGTAGGCTATGTCTCCACCAAATCTTTTAACAATTAAGTCTTGCTCTTCAACACCCTGACCATATACATATCTAAATTTTGCCTGTTGTTCAGACATAATGTATGGAAATATAGATACGCAGTCAATTTCAAATGGCTCTGTATCTACACTTCCAAAGAAACCTAAGTAGTCCTTTGTCTTATCTGGAAAATCTATAGAAGATAAAGAATCTACTGGTATAGATATTACTTTTTCTGCATTTATCATTAATGCAACTTCATTTTCACTCTGATAAAAGTGAACTAGCATTGGTCTATACCATTGACCAACAAAGTATGATTTAACATACTTATCTACTTTAACTGTAATAAAATCTGTATTTACATAGATTCCATCATCTGATGCAAGTGGACCAAATATTTTAGTTTCCTCAACAGACTCATTATTTATTCTCATCCAAAATTCTGTAGTTATTGATTTGTATTTTCCAAAATCATTTAAAAATCCTTTTCCTGGAAAAAATATAGATGGCATTGTTACAGAAGAAGACACTGGAAGAATATTTATATTTCCCTTAGAACCATATACCATTGGAATACCTGAGCTTTCAATTAATAGCTCATTATTATACTCAATTGCATAACCAACATCTGAATCATCATAACCGTATGGATCAATAGGTAAGTATTTAATATTTCCAACATTTGATATTACTGATGCAGAAACAATCTCTGCTGGTATATTTTCAGCAATAGCTCCAGAATTAATTCCATTGAATGGCTCTGACCATTGTCCAAATGACACACTTGAAAAGTATAGAGATGAAGAGTCTTCTCCTTGTGAAACTGAGTCTGTAAATGTAACTTTTATTTCAAAACTTATATCATCTTCTGAATTTAAATACATTGTGTGACTAATCTTATGCCATCTGTCTGGCAATAAATCTCTATAAACTGTATACTCGTATGGAAGTGGATGTCCTAGTCCTATTTCAATTTTAGAAACTGGAGTTTCTGATGGGATATATACATATGTGCTTACAGTAACGCTATCTTTAGTTGTATCAATATATGAATATGGTATTGCATACTGCTCGTTTATAGCAAAAGCTTTAATAGAGTCATTTTGTAAATAAAATTTTGAATATAGCCCATCTCCAGTATCAATAGGTTCTGCTACTGGCAAGGAATATGCTGATGCACTAACCAAAACAGCATTATCATACTTCCAAGGATTACCATGACCACCGCCAAGAGTCTTAGCTGATTGAGGAATTAAAGATCTAAAGTGATAGTCTTCATCCATAGACCACAAGGCTAAAGGGTGTTCAGCAAATATTCTTGAAGCATATAGACTAGATTTTTTATAAGACATTGAGTACCTCTAGTCTATTTTATCATAAATAGACTTTTTAGTTACTTGAAATATCTACAATTTCACAGTATCCTGCTACACAGGAAAGCTCTTGACTTCCAGTAGTTCCATCAGTAGTTTCATATAAAGATAACATGTCCCAACGAATTGAATCTGGCATTTTCTTCATCCATTCTTCATACTCATCTTTTGATATTTCTTGATATGGAGCCTGTTTGTAAGAGTGCTCTACTGCTGGAAGAAATGAAACGCCTCCAATTGAGTCAAAATTATCATACACCCATGCACCTACACGCATCCATTCATCTTCCTGTACGTTCACAGTAACGCTAGGATTGTGTTCTGTCCAATGTGTTCGATATGTCTTCCACATTTCAAGGTGATCAATAGCAGTTAGATCTTTTGTAAGTACTGCATTCTTTGGAGCCTTTACTGGGAAATAAAATACAGTAGTTACTTCTGGCTTCATTACATCTGGCTCAAAAGGAATTCCAGAGTCTTTTAAGAATTGTGTAAGTGGATCTTTATTATCTGCTCTAACACTTCTTAAATAATATTCTGAATACCATGGGTGAATTCCAGAGGATACTCCAGTAAGCTGTGAGACAGTTCCTGATGGCTTTACACAAGTAATTGCTACAGAAGGATTAATTCCTAAACTTTTAGCCTCATTCTTATTTGTTAAAACTGACAACTCTCTCATATCTGTTAATATGTCTACAAGGTTTGAATTATTTGTAGCGGTTAGCTTATTTCCAAAGATACCAGTTAATGAAACACCAAGAAGTCTTTCTTCTTCGCAGTTATCTTTCCATGACTTTCTAATATACTTAAAGTTTGTCAAAGTTGATTGCCATGTTCCAAGTATGGTTGCAAGACGAACCTTCTCAAGAAGCTGCTCCCTTGTGTCACTCGCCTCAATAACTACTTCTGTAAGATTACAGAATTCGTTTGGACGAAGTAAAATTTCTCCACAAGGGTTTGTTCCACCTACAAGGCTAGAGTCTCTACGACCAAACTTATCAATATGCTTACGAACAGAATCCATATTATAAATTCCACGCTCACCAGACTTTGATTCGTAAAGGTTACGCCATTCACGAAGGAATTGTGCCGTATTTGGCTTTGAGTTGTATACAGCAGAATTATTTGCAAGTGCTCTCTGAGCATTACCTTCCCACCACTGACCTGATTTAGCTTTTGCCATTTCAAAATCATCAAGATTAGAGAGTGAAATTAGTGCACTTCTACGAACTCCACCAACAACTACAACTTCTCCAACCTTACACATTATGTCATGAGCTTCTATAGACTTTAGTCTGCGACCAGAGGCTGACTTAAATGTTTCAATTGTAAAATTAAAAAGATCAACTAGTGGCTCAGGACCTGATGCACGACCACCAAATGTTTTTAGTCTAGCACCTGCAGGACGTACTTTTGATGTGTCCCAGTTTGGAACTTGACCCTGATATAAAAGTGCAATAAGTTCTTTATAAGCTTTTGCCCACCCTAGTTTTGAATCATCAACAACAATAGTAGTATCTGTTGGATGAAATTCTTCTGAAATTATTGGAAGCTGGTTGATGTATTTTTGCTCAACACTAAATCCAACACCAGTTCCATTCATAAGAATATACATAGCCTCATCAAAGGCTCTAGGGCTATCTACAGCAATAAAAGAACAATTGTATGCTGCAATATGGTCTCTTTCTAAAGCAGGACCAGCAGTCATCAGTGCCCTCATTGAAGGCATAATTTTATGATTTAGGATAGCGTCTCTTACTTCATCAAACACCTTTGCATTTGGACTATATCCATGATTAAGAACCAGATGATCCTTCATAAAATTTGAGTAACGATCTACTGTTTCTTCCCAAGTTTCTCTGCGATTTTCACTTTCGATCCAACGAGCATACCTTGAGGTATGAATAAAGTTACGGTATGAATCTGTAATAGATCCGTTTGAGTCAATAAAAGACATTTTTAACACTTTCCTTCTGATAAAATAGAATAGTTATATTCTACACTAGTATTCAAGAGGAGTCAAATGGAATTAAACATTCAAGAGGTTCATTATTATAATGAACTATCAAATACCTTTAAGGCTGAGCCAATATTATGTCCATATGATGACAACTCTTTTTCCCACATACTTTTAACAAAGATTGATGGTGAAGAAAAGGTATACTTCAAGTGTATAACTTGCGATACAAAATTTTATCCTGGAATAAATTTAATAAAGAAAATAAAAGAATATATAAAGACAAGTCTATGACGCTAGAATTTCTTTAAATACTTCGTTCCATTCAACACCACGCTGTGTCATAGTAAACTTTTCTTTAATAATTTCTAGATTCTTAAAACGCTCTTCTTCTCTTACTTTTGGATCTAATAATTCTTGCATATGATTGATCCATTCTTCTGGAGTTGCAGCAACTCTGCCAACTCCTTCTTCATACATTAATCTATATTCTGGTAAATCACTTGCTATAAAAGGTATTCCAGAAATTCCATACTCAAGACCTTTTAAATATGACTTTGCATGATTAAATGGAACATCTCTTAGT